AGTATAGCTGGACTGAGGTTGCCATTAGCTTCACGGTGACTTCCGATAAAACCACTGAATCCTTACAGGAGGATTTAGACAAAGCCTGGAAGGGCTGGTTTGATTGGCAACGTGAATTGTATGGGCTTGATGAACCCACAGAAGAAGGAGATAAAAATGTTCAGTCTTGACCAAGAAAAAGTCCTCCAAGCAGCAGTGAGGATGGGGCTTGATGAAGCCAGCGCACAATACAAAGAGCAAATTGATGAGTTCAAATCCGCCATTCACGACATGGCTAAAAACATCTGGCGAGGGGATTGGAATAGGTTAGAGCAGGAAACGCGCGATGTGGTGGAAGCGGTTATGAAGGAGAAGGGGGAAAGAAATGAATGACCAAATCATCCAAAACATTTCCCATCACGCTTGGGAAGTAGGTCATGCCGCTAAGGTATGCGCCCAGGAAATTGCGTCTTTCCATGCCTCGTGGCACTCCGTACTAAAGCCCCGCCTCACCAAAGACGGGGATATGTGGTGCGCCCTTTACGGTGAAGATTTGCAAGTTGGTATTGCTGGTTTTGGTTACAATCCGGCTGCCGCATTGTTGGCCTTTGAGGTGGCGATGTGTAGTGAAAACGGCAGTCATTCTATTGAAAAGGAAGGAGAAAAGAAATGACCAACAAAAAATATGGATGCGGTGGTAATGGTGAACCATGCTATCCGCCCTATTGTAAGGGATGCCCAGAGCGGAAGGAAAAGCCTAGTGTTTGGCACGGAACTGACCTAACAGTTGATTATGCCAAGCTGCTAAGGTCTTTGGCGGATAGAATGGGCGTCCGTAACGCTGCCGATTATTCGGCATCTATAACCGTGAAAGACGCAATAGGCGCAGCAGATGAAATTGAGCATCTACGCAAAGCCTGCAAAGAATGGGCCGAGGTATCTCAGCAAAACTTTCAACGGGCGAAAGCCGCGCAAGCGGCACTAGAAGAACATAAACATGGTGCCCTAGAAGCTATCAAACTAGTAGGTCAATCAGCCCGTAACGCAGGCTTATGGCAAGGCAAGGCAGAAGGTCTAGCCATCATCTTGACTGAATGTGCCAATGACCTAGAACAAGCCATCAATGGTAATGTCCACAAGGAAAGCATGGAGAAACTAATAGACCATGCTAGACAGGTAGTAGAAAACCTAAACAAATAAGGAGATACAATGTCTGAAGTGAATCTGGTTTGGGTAACACCCAATGCCGATCATATGATTGGCTACATCGCCCGTGTCAGCAATGTGAACGCAAAACCCAATGATGATGCGTCCTCGCTGATTGCCTACCTAATCAAGCACAAGCATTGGTCCCCGTTCACTATGGCTAATATGTGCCTGGAAATCATCACTGAACGTGACATTAGCAGGCAGATTTTGCGCCATAAATCCCTGCAATTTCAAGAGTTTAGTCAAAGGTATATGGTGGTTAATACCCTACCAGAAGCCAGCAACCGCCGCGCCAGAATGCAAGACCCTAAGAACCGGCAGAAGTCCAAGCCTTGCCGTGATCCAGAGTTGGTGAATTGGTGGGACGAAGCCCAAACCAAGATTAAGATGGAGGTAGATGCTATCTACAATACCGCCCTTGAAATGGGCATCGCTAAGGAGGTTGCGCGGGCGGTCCTGCCCGAAGGGCTAACCACAACCCGTATGTATGTGAGTGGTGATATTCGATCCTGGCTGCATTACTGCGATGTAAGGCGCGGTAACGGCACACAACCGGAGCATATCGAGGTGGCTGATAAATGCTATGCTATCCTGAAGAATGAATTGCCGGATACTGTAGCCGCCTGGGAAGCGGCTAACGCGGTATCAGCGCCATGATCTATGGTAGTGTGTGTAGTGGAATTGAAGCGGCAACAGTAGCTTGGGAGCCGCTTGGATGGAAGCCTTCATTCTTTAGTGAGATTGAAGCCTTCCCCCGCGCCGTGCTTCAGCATCACTATCCAAACGTCCCCTTGCATGGGGATTTCACAACCATCAAGGAGAACGAATATGAACCAATCCAGCTTCTTGTTGGAGGAACCCCCTGCCAATCCTTCTCAATCGCAGGACTCAGAGGCGGCCTGGATGACGACCGTGGTAACTTGGCCCTCGAATTTCTCCGCCTTGCTGACCGAACACGCCCCCGCTGGTTGGTTTGGGAGAACGTCCCCGGCGTCCTGTCAAGCAACGGAGGACGGGACTTCGGTTCCATTGTCGGGGGCATGGTCCAACTCGGGTATGGCATCGCTTACCGAATCCTTGACGCTCAATACTTCGGAGTGGCCCAGCGCCGCCGCCGTGTGTTCGTTGTCGGATACCTTGGAGACTGGCGCCGTGCCGCAGCGGTTCTTTTTGAGCGCCAAAGCCTGTCAGGGAATTTTGCGCCGAGCAGAGAAACGGGGAAAGAAACTGCCATCTGCACTAAAGATGGCCCTGGAGAAAAACGCTGGCCAACTTTAATATCGCCTACACTAAATTCTTGCTTTGGAGACAAACAAGGTCTTGAAGATCAAAACGCCCTAAACGGCGGCGGTCTGTTTGTTCCTGATTATGTTAATGCCTTGACTTCTCATAATGGGGCGAGAAATGAAGTTAGCGATATTGCAAATGGGTGTGTTGTGGAACTTACTGAGGCTAGACAACGTATTCGCCGCCTGACCCCGCGCGAATGCGAGCGCCTACAAGGCTTTCCCGACGACTATACGCTAGTCCCTAATCGCGGGAAACCTGCCGCCGATGGCCCGCGCTACAAGGCTTTGGGGAATAGTATGGCCGTGCCGGTAATGCGTTGGATAGGGCGCCGAATAGATACTATCGAACGCCTCTATCAACAGCCAACTCCATAATTCTACCCGTGATTTCATTGCGACGTTGCCTTAGTGGTACTAGGGCATCGGCCTTTTCCTGTGGGTCCATATTAGGATTGTTCTGAATGGCCCTCATCCTGCGGCTAATCTCGCCAACATCACGGGACGCCTTATCAACCTGCCTCTTTAGGGCAAACAAGTCAGCCCTTTCAGAAGCAATCTCATTAGCCCTAGCCATATCCCCGGCAAGCCGGGCGTCATTCATGGCCGTTGTCCATTGCGTCACTTCACGCTTCAAGTCGTAGAAGTCACCAACAAACCGGCTAACCTTTTCCTCATCGCCCTTCACAAACCGCCGCATACCAGAAAGGGTGGTGGCAATACCAAGCGGGCTATTAGGATCACCAAGCGGGCCAGCAGGCTTGCCAGGGGTCATACCAGACCAGCCAAGGAACCCATCTACAGCACTCAGTATCATAGTGCCACTCGTGCCTAGGTAGCCCTGTAGAAGCGCCTGGACTTGAATGGGGGACAACTCAGTTCTCATGCCGCGAGGCAACTCGCCAAGGCTGTTATTGATAGCGTATGCCACCCCTTCAGCAACTCGGCTCGTATCCTCTTGCACTCGCTCACTGGCAGGGCGCGACCTCATACCCGCGCTCTCCAACTCCCGACCCATGAAGAAATCATAATTTGTCCCGACTGTAATTAGCGGGGCAACGGAAGCTGGAATTGGACTAAACCCAAGGGTGTTGGTTATCGCAAAGGCAAACGCCTTCCCAAGATCACCACCATGCTCCTTACGGGCCGCATCAAAAAGCATCACAGGCAAGGCACCAAACCAAGTCCCCACTTCAAACGCCCTCGGGAGAAGAATGGTTTTATCGCCTACATAGAAAATGTCATACAGCATCTTCCGTTCAACCGGCTCATCTTCCCAACGCTCATCATCGGATGCAAGGGCTGCAAGCGCCATGCTAAACATAGTCACAACCGATCCGCGCGCCATTAACTGCATGGCAAACTTGTGTTTCGGTAGGTTTTTTTCATTCTCCAATAGACGGTATGTGCCTTGGATTTTTGCATTCAAGAACGGGACAATAGGAGCCAAGAATGAAGCGGCGGAACCAAAGAAGCCAGTCCCCATACCGCGACGAGAGAAGGGCGCCAGAAGGTATCCCTGGAAGGCAGCATCATCAGGATTCACGCCCTTGGAGATAAGATGATTCACCACCTTAACGCGCTCTGCAAACTCAGATGCCTCCCCCCATCGCCGCAATTCTTGGATAATTCCCCTTGACCTATCCAGCATAGAGGCTGTTCCATCAGCAAGCCGCACTTGACGCTTCAGTTCGCTTACCAAGTCCTGACTGCCCTGCCCCCAGGTGTAGCCACCAAAGCCCGTCACGTCCCCGATGGAAGTCATAGCGGTGGTTTGCTTTAGGGCGTCACGCATACCGAAAATCGTTGAACGCCAAAGAGGAACGCTCTCTTGGACATAAGAAATCTGTTTGCCGCGCCAAAGGTTCGCCAGCATAAAGGGTGGGGCAAGGGTAATCATATCCCTGAGAAATCCAGAGATAGAAGCCATCGCCTTGTAAAACCCATTCTGAATCTGCATGGGCGCCGTGCTAATGGCAATCATCATCAGTGGATCGTCAATCCGGTAGTGAATGTCCTTGCCGTCCCGGCGAAGGGTCATGATGTTCTTGGCGCCATCAAGTTTGGCTGGAACCTTCTCAGCCAGCCCCGCAATCTCAAGCCCCTTAGCGGTGTTCTCCATAGCAACATTCTTTAGGGCAGACTTCACAATAGCATCTGCATTCCGAACAATGTTCTCGAATAGATCACCAATGGGTTCTTCCCCACCCTCACGACGCTTTAATGCGTCACTAGGATTCTTGAGCGTCCCAGCCGTTGCAGGCCCCACCACCATATCAGCATTATGGTAAGCATCATCTTCCATCTTGCGATACAAGGGGGTGTAGAACACCTGCATCAGCTTATCTTTGGTGGCTTGGTCAATGTTCCCTGCATCCACCAACAACTGCAACAGGCTATTGTTCCAGTTATTCAAGTCCTTAATCACTTCCTTCCATTGCGGGAAAGACCGTTCAGACTCTTGGATAACAGAAGCAATCTCAGTATCAGTCAGGTTAAGAAAGCCCTTCTTACCCTGCTTACGAAGATCACGCTCTAGGTTTGCCACAGCGTAGGTTTGGAACCGCTTTTGCCCGGCCTCATCAGTGGGAACCTTATTGGCGAACATATCCTTAATGGATTTCACCTTGGGATCACGCACCAAAACCCCACGGGTTTTGTCTAGCCTATACCCACCACCGTTCATCATATAGGCAATGCGGGCATCATTGTTATTAGCAGACTCCCAAGACCGGCCAATAATAGCCGCATCCGGCCTGCCCTTAGACTTCAGAAGTTGGTCAGCCAAATGGCCTGCATGGAATTGGTTGACGCTGGACATGACAAGGCTATCAGTTGCCTTAACCCGTTGTGGCTTATCGCCACCATACAGCATTGTGTATTTAGCCCTTGCCCCTGTAAGGCCATCCAGCGCCCTGCGGAATAGGCTGTCCGGTTCCTGTCCGTACGTCCCTGTTACCTTGTCAATGGCGCTTTGGTATGTAGGACTTACCTTGGGTAATGTGCGGGCGCTGTATTGGATACGGGCATCAGCGGGGGAAAAGGCGCCAGTGTTGCTAATGGCAGACTTAAATTGATTGCCATTATATACAGCTAGGTTCTTTGAGTTTTCTTCAACGAAGAACCCATCAAAACCTAATGCTTTAATGGCGCGCTGAGTCTCCCCATCTTCAATGGCCTGCCAATTATCTTCAGTAGTAAGAAATCGCTCCATTGATTCTGGATCGGCTTCTTTCTGCCAAACAAAGCTGTTTCTTCCACCAACCGGGCTACCATAATCAATCTCTTGCGCTACTACCGATACTTGATCGTAGTTATCATAATCAAACGGGTTTTCTGCTTTTACATAAACCGGATAAATTGTTGGCTTGCGGTTTGATTTTTTGCCTCTCACACCACCAGCAAAAGAACCAGCCATTGCGCTAGTCGGCGCGGCAAACAAAAATCCACCAGATTTACGAGGGTCAAATTCAGCTATGCCTTCGCTAGTCACGGACTCACCGGACGTTCCATGATACATGACGCGAGGCTTGCCATCCGCATCAACCACCTTACTATCACCAAACCACCGCCAGAAGTTACGCACCCCTTCTTCTGTTGGATGAATGGGGCGCCCTTCACTATTGGTGGTAGGACGGGATACTCCATCTACTTCGATGGTGGCAGGAAGGCGACTACTAAACTCCTCACCACCCCTAAATTCAGGCGCGGCCTCACCAGCAAACCTACCAGCATCACCCTCTACAACCCTACCAAACACATCATCAGGGCTGTTAAACCCATCACCACGCAAGGCATTACCCATGCGCCGGGTGAACTTGGTCAGCATATTCACAAACCGCGTAAAGGCTGGCTTCAATCCGGTCATTGGAACGCCACGCTTGGCGGCATCATGCAATGAACCAAAGATATAAGCCTCGGCCTCACGGGCGCTATCAATCTTCCCCGGCAAACTGGAACTTAGGAAATCCCAATAGGAATCCTTGGAACCCGGCATACGGATTGTCTGTAGTTTCCGCTTGATGGTGGAATCAACTTGATCCAGCGTCATGTTGTCCTTGAAGGACTGACCCATTAGTTTCTTGAAGGCTGGATCATATTGGCCGTAGTAGTCTTGAAGGACGTGGAAAGCTTCATGGGCTGCTGTTTCTTGGACCATGCCCAATGCTGAATCGGATAGGGAAATCTCAATAATTCCCGCTGACGCGGTATCTTCGGGCGGTTTCCGAGCGCCTTGTTTGGTATCATTTAGGATGCGTTCCACAAACCTAATCTCATGGTTAGCACCAGAAGGCAGAATACCAGCCATCACTTCGCCAGCCTTGAAGGCGGCATAAAGCTGTTCAGGTTGATACTTACCGCTTCTCAAATCCTTCTCAATAGCGGCGGCAATAGCTTCACCCTGTTTGCCCTTAGCCTTGATCTTATTCAGCCGGTCATTGATAACCGCCATGTAGTCAAAGGAAGGGGTTTGTGGTGCGGCCTGTTCTGTTTGAGGGGCTTGTCCGGGTTGACCACGGGCGGAGTATTCAGCAGCCGGTCCAAGCGGCTTAGGTGGCACATTACCAAACCGTTCACGGTCTAGGGCTTCAACATCTTCTTCCGTGGCAGGACGGGATTGAACCTCAAACCCAAGGGCGCGGGCAATATCTTCATCACTATCACGGGCAGATACACCAGCTTCATCTAGGGCGCGTTCTAATTGCTGCGCCGCACGTTGCCGCTCCTGACCCTCAAAATCCTCAGTCAAACCAAAGTTGACACCACCACCTGACAATTCTTCCCTGATGGCATTAAGCATATCGTTAATGTCTGCATCTTCAGGAAGGAAGCCTTCTTCAACTAGCTTCTCCCGCGCCCGATCTAGTGTAAGGCCACCCTTGTAACCAACCACCTTACCATTCTGGTTCTTAATTGGCGTCCTAGGTTGGTTGTTAATAAGGCCGGGAAGCGCACGGTTTGAACCAAGGATATTGGAAACCTCACCGGCCATGTATCCGGTATTGTTTAGGCCACCGGCCTTCCTTAGAAATTGTACCAAGGATTGCTGTTGTGGCTTTACACCACCACGCAAGTCTTGAAGGGTTTGTTTTACATCGGGCGGCAGGGCAAAGCCAGGGCCTTCAGGAGCCTCAGACGGGGCGCCCATCGGGGTTTCAACGCGCCCTTCCTCAACGGCAGCAACACGCTCACTTACAACCTCTTGCTTCTGTGCCGAAAGATTGTTGGCAACATACTTCTTAATCTTGCCCTTCTTGGATTCCCCTTTAGCAAGGGAAAACCCAAACTCACCTGATTGGTTTTCGGCTGACTGAATTTGCCTATCAAGCGCAGCCTTCACTTCGCTAGGAGGTATCTGCCTTCCCGCAATACCGGAAAGATAGGCTTGAAGGGATGGGACGGAAACGGTGTAGGATGGCTTATCCTTAATCTGATCGGCAATGTATTGGGACGCCAAGGTTCCAATAGATGCTTCCTGATTCCCACCGGAGCGAAGCCCTTGGGCGGCAGCGGCAAAATCTTCAGGGCTAACTTGGCGAATAGTTGGCGCGGGCTGCAATGCCTTTTGGGCCTCGGCAAGTAGCTTCTCTTGTTCTTCTACCGGACGGGAAAGGAAATCTTCAGCAGGGATATTAAGGCCACGCTCTACAATCGCCGCCCGTTGAAACTCAGGTTGCCCAGCCTGCAAGGCGCTACGCAACTCAGCATCTTCAGTCCGGTCAACATCAGGGGCAGACGACCTTAAACCACCAAACGCACCACCAGTAATACCACCAACCACAGCACCAAGCGCAGCGCGGGAACCAACACCAGCAGTCAGTTCACGCTCAATCTCTGCCCGTTGCCTAGCAAGGTTCTCGCTAAACGCAGCGC